AGATGGTGGATTTATTCAGTACTTAGCTGCTGGTGGTCCAATTTTAACAACTCGCTCTGAATCGGAACGTTCGTGGCAGAATATGGGACACACTTCAACTGTGTATACTGGTGGGTCTACTTTCTGGCAAGCGCTAAGACCTTACTTATTAATGGCTGTCCCACTCCTGATGTACATGTTAGGTAAAAAGAAATCATCTGGGGGTGCAGATACTCAAGCGGCACAACTCTCTGAAACATTACAAGGGATGAAGACTCCGCAGTTAGATGGTAAGACTACTGAACAAATGTATAAAGAGTTTCTCGGCGGAAATGATAAGAGTGATATTGGTTCAGCATGGACTAAATACTTAAGTGGTAAGAATACATCTGACTTTGGAAAAGCTTCGATTGATAAGAGTTTATTTGATACAACTGACATAAAAGCTTCTTTAACAAAAGCTGCTGCAACTCCTTCTGAATCTGGAGGTATTACTGGATGGTTGGGTAATCTATTTGGTGGTGGAAAAGAAGGCGGTGGCTTCTTAGGATCACTCGGTAGTCTGGGTAGCAGTCTTTGGGGTGGGATTAAAGATATTGGTAGTAGCCTTTGGGGTGGTTTAAAAAGTATTGGAGGTTTATTTTTTGCTGATGGTGGCCTCATCGGTGGAATTGGAAGCGCTGTTGGTAGTATTGCACCTATGGTTGGATCTTTCCTTGGACCAATTGGATCTATAGCTGGTGGGCTTGTAGGAATGTTGGGTAAACTATTTGGTGGTTTATTTGGCGGAAAAGAGAAAGAACCCGAAAAGCTTGCTGAAAGTGGAGGATCATTTACTCCTTTAGATTTTGGTGGATCTGGTGGAATCTTTAGTAATATTGGAGGATCGACTTTAGGATTTGGTAAAGGTATTACTTCAGGGGTTCTACCTTTTGCTGAAGGTGGTGAAGTTGGCGGCGGCCTCTTTAGTAATCTCTTTACAGGAGTTGGAGGTTTATTTAAAGGTCTACTCGGTGGAGTTGGAAGCATGTTCGGACTTTCTGATGAAATCACTGGACGTGGTTCTAAAGGAGGTCTGGGTTCCGGGACAGGTTTAAGTGGAATGTTTGGAGGTCTTGGAAATAGTCTTTCCGGGCTGGGTAGTGGATTAATGGGAGGACTTGGTTCTTTAGGTAGCGGGATCCTTGGAGTTGGAAAAAGTCTATTCTCTGGAATTGGAAGTATTTTTGGCTTTGCTGATGGTGGAATTGTAGATATGTTTTCACCTAGCAATCTTGTATCAACTCTTTCTACAGGGTGGGAGAAAGATTTTAGTCAGCTTGGGCCTGATTTGAAATATCAAACCGACCAAGTACTAGTTCAGGCAAAAGCGGGTGCTTCTGATGTAGCTGAATTTATGAAGGGTAAGCCCAATATGTTAGAGAGCCTTAAAGATTTATCTGGTTCTGCTACTGCAGGTACGAGCTATTATCGTGACGCTCTTAGTAAAATGGTGATCAATGTTGATCCTTTAAGTCCTGGTATGGTTAACTTTAGAGATCAAGTTGCGAATGATATCTTTCATGAATCTGCACATGTATTAACAAAATCGGGTAGATCGCTTGCGCCATTCTTAAATCAAATCGATCCAGCCAAAACGATGGAATGGGCTAAAGAGCAAGTAAAACTAGGAAAGATTGGTGCAGATCAAGTTGAGCAGTGGTCCGATCCTTATGAAGTAATGGCTCGTGGCGTTGCAGGTCATTTACAAACTACAATGAATCCGAAAACTGGAATTGATATGAGTCAATGGCCTTCTGAATACAATCAATTGTTTGCGGAACTTTCAAAAGGTGTAACGACAGGAAAGATGCCTCAATCTCCTGGAGGGATTGGTTTACTTGCAACTCTTTCAAGAATGGGTGTTGATATTAAGTCAGGTCGGTTGCCTCAAGCTATCTTTGGGTATGCAACTGGTGGAACTATCCCAGGTTCAAGTAATGAAGATGTTGTACCTGCAATGTTAACTCCTGGTGAGTTTGTCGTAAATAGACATACTGTTGGAATGTTTGGCCCTCAATTTTTCCATGCGCTTCAAGATATGGCAAAGATGAGAGGTTCTGCATCTCCAGAGAGTGTATTATCTGGAACTCATAGCGCGTTGAAGTTTGCAACTGGTGGATCAGTTCCTAAGCTACCTAGAGTACCTTCGCAAGTTACCGAGCAAAAAATAACTGTAGCCAACGTTATGGATGAAGAGTCTGTAGGACAATTTTTAAATACGAAGAAGTACGGTGAAGTGCTTGTCAATAAACTTGGCTCTGGAGTTACTCGGCGAATGATGGGAGGTCAGGGTATCTAATGCTTATTCCTAAACCAATTTCTGTTGCTATAATTACCTTTGCTTTTCCTGTGGCAGTTTCTGTAGCGTTTTGGTTGCAGATTACTTCTGTAGGCGAAGTCTTTGTTTCCACTCAGGTTGCGCTTCTTGCATTTCAAATTCAGAAATATTTTTGGAGCGAAACAGATTATCATAATGTTAGGCGTTTCCTGTTTAGGGAGAAATAAATGCAAGTTCAGCTATTTGGATTTACCCTGACTGAGGGTACGTTATATGTTACTAGTGATAATACAAATCATACTTACAATGGTATAACGTACAATGCTAGTGCGATTACGTGTAAAGAATTTTCCTATGACTTGAAAGAAGTTATGGGAGAAGCTTCTATTCAAATACCGTTCGCTCAAGCTGGGTTTTTGCAAGGAGCCGCTTCAAGGTCGATTGAAGGTTCAGTACATGTTGATGTTTATGAGTATGATACAGTTGATCAAACTGCCGTACTCGTTTTTCGCGGTTTTGTTAATTCTTTTAAAGTTTCAAAAGCAATGTTAGATTTGCAATGTGTTTCGTTTATTGAACATGCACGGGATAATTATGCACGCATGATTTTAACTCGCGTTTGTAATCATCGTTTGTATTCAGAATTATGCGGCGTACAAGAAGTTAATTATACTTATTCAGGCATTATTGTAGGTATTTCTGCTGATAGAGTTACCATTGAAGTAAGTGGGGTTGGAAGCGGAAGCGGTTACTTTACATATGGCTGGGTACAATGGCAAGGCGTTTATCGGCATATTGTAAATGATACGTGGACAGGATCAACTCGCTTTCTTGATTTGATGCACTTTTGTCCTACAGCTTGGAATGCTGGAGATCAAATTGCTCTAGTCGCAGGATGTGATAAGCTTACTTCAACATGTAGCTCAAAGTTTGGTAACATTACAAACTACATGGGATTTCCATACGCGCCATATGAGTCGATTCGTTATACTGGATTAAGAACTACTACGATCAAGAAGAGTAAAAAATAATGTCCATTCTTGAAAAGTGGTTAATAGAAGTAGAGTCTTGGGTCGGAACTCCATATGTAACTGAAGGTTGTACACGAGGTATGAAAGGAGGAACTGATTGCGGGCATTGGTTCATTAAAGCAGTTCTTGCTGTTATTCCCAATAGTAAGAATGCAGAGTTTGTAATGGATTTAACCCATGTTCAATATTTTAAAAAGAATGTTACCGTGGTTCCCGCAGTTATGGATCCGCTCGCGTTTGAAATATCACTAAAAGATATTCAGCCTGGTGATGTTGTCTTTTTGCGATTTCGTAGGATTTCGTCTCAGCCTTGTGTTTTTATTGGCGACGATCAGTTTGTATATTGTAATACTAGTCAAAAGCGCATGATTAAAAGCGCACTACCAGGAAATGACATTGAACGTATTATGCACGTTTTTCGATTTACGTGTATTGAGGAGGAAAAATAAATGTCTTTATTAGGATTTGCGAATCCAGCTATGTGGTTAGTTAATGCTGGAATGGCGGGTTTAGGTTACCTTCTTTATAAACCAAAGCGTAATCAAAAGCCTAAAGCACCCGAATTAGAATTTAAAATGAGTGCCGTTAAAGTTGGTACTCCCATTCCCGTTATTTTTGGGCATGCTAAGGTTGGAGGGCTAACTATTGAATGGGGTGATTGGACTGTTGTTGCACATAAACAAAAAATGAAAGGTGGTAAGTCGTCCTAATGGGTGGAGTTGGCGGAAGTAAAATTACTATTACTACGTATACGTATCGCATTCGAACCGCGATGGCGATTTCGTTTGGACCCATCGATGAATTCATTCGTTTAGATTATAATAGTGATTATAAATATTATAATGCTGGACGTTCAGGAGAATATCTTAATTTAAATACTTCTGAAAATGTTTTGATGGGGCATATTTATTGGGGAACGGATAGCCAAGGAACAAGTAGTAATCTTTCAAATATGCATGAAGGCATGTATTATCGTAATATTGCATACGCTGATTTCTGGTTAGATCTTGGTTCTTCTCCCGCCATGCCAGCTACTGCTTTTACTGTGACTCGTTATTACTCTCCTACGATGAGTGATGGGAGTGAAGTAGGAACTATATCAGGTTCATCAAGTGGGATGAACCCTGCAATAGTTTTGTATGACCTTTTAACTAATCCCCATTATGGATATGGTCTTGCAAAAACTTTAATTCATAATGATTCTTTTCGTGGCGCAAGTAATCAGTTAATGGGCGAAGACTTAACAATTAGTATTTGTATTGCAACGGTTGAGCTTTATGCAATTGTCCGTTCTGTTCTTGATTGGATTGATGGTGAACTTGTGTATCGTGAAGATACTGGACAGATTGGATTGCGGCTTCGTAGAAAGGATTATACGCTTGATCAATTGATTCAAATTCACGCTTCTGATATCCGTGCGCAGACTTTTGAATTACAACGTCCAAGTTGGTATGGTACTAAAAATGTTATTTATGTAAACTTTCTAGACATTGGGCGTGAGTGTGATCAAAATTTAGTTTATGCTGAAGATCTTGGAAACTTTAATCTTACTGGAAATCAGAGAGTCCATGAATTTAATTTTGATGTTTTTACTGAACCGTCAATGGCTCAGAAGGTTGCGACACGTCAGTTACATCGTCATACTTATCCTTGGGCTAAAGCAGCCTTTGAAGTCTTTTCTGATAAAGGTGATTTATTAAATGTCTTCGAACCCTTCCTTCTTTACCACGAATACTATGGAGTATATGCTGTATTTAGAGTGACCGAGAAACGTCGTGAAGGTCCTAATGTTTGGAAGATTGAAGCCGTTGAAGAAAACTTTTGCGTGAATGCAGCTTTTGCTGCAGGGTATGACGAACCTTATCCTACTCCGCCTTATGTAGATCCTGTCTCTATTAGTTGGTCCTATAGACTTTTAAACTCATACTATCGTGGTTATTTAGTCTTAGGCTATTCAGATGATCAGACTACAGATACGATTTTAGATTGCTTTGAAGTAGTGTCTGACGCTGGCAGCTCTGCTTGTGATTATGCATGTGTGGGAAGATTAACAACGCCAGTTACATCAGGTCACGCGGCCTACTTATATGTTAATAAAGATAGACACTTCCAAGAAGATTGCGCTTTAGTTGGTTATGTTTTAGTTGGTGATGAAATTATGAAAGTAGACTCCGTTTCAGATTCTGAAGATGAAGTTGTTTATACTTGTGGACTTTCAAGTCGTGGTTTAGAAGGGACTACTCAAGATAGTTATTCTATTGGTGAAAAAGTTTTTGCTCTTGATTGTCGCGCATTCGTAGCTTCTAACATGTTAAATGGTGAAGATTATACGATGCAAATTTATCCTCATTACATGTATCCTATACCTTATTGGGATAGTGAAGATACTGTTACCTATGATATTACTTGGGAATCTTTGATTGATATGCCGATGAATCCTTATGATTTAGATGCAAACACCTATGACTATGATAATGATATAACTTTTACTTGGGACTGGAATAGTCGTTTACGTCCGATCCCGACGCCGTGTAGTGGTTTAACAGCATATCCTCAAACTGATACAGGGAACGGTTATATTGACCAAATTTTAGGTTGGAGACTTTGTCTCTTTGAATTAGGAGGAACTAGTAGTTTAAAGACCACTTACTTAACTGCTGATCAAAGGTCATATACAAGTGTTAGAGCTGATCGTACCGCGGTCGGATTGTATACAGGGTTCAAGCTAGATGTATATGCACAAGGAATTAAAGGTTTTGATTCACTACCGGCAACGATTGATATTTAAAGGAACGTAAATGCCAATTAATTTACCAAATTTTGATGTACAAAGACTTTCAATTGGTCCCGCTATTATCTATTTTGGGGCTGCAGGTACTACACCTACAACTGATTTAGGAGCGGTTCGCGGTGCGGATTTAAAAGTTGCGATTGAAACTACTAAATTCCTCGTTGGTATGCCTGCTGTTCCTTCATGGTTTAGATTTAAGTCTGTTGATATTACTTTAACCGTGAAAGGTTTAGAATGGAACTTAGATAAAATTAGAAAAGCTATTGGTGGGTACTATTACGATGTTACTCAAGGAAATCTCTATACTCAAACTCTATATGGTAATTTTGAATTTGTAGATCCTTTATCCTTACGATTAGTGCATGAGACTCCATACGGTGCTACTATTACGGTTGATATCTACCAAGCCTTACCAGGTGGGGCTGATCAATTTTCTTTTGGTTATAACGTGCACGAGATTCCTTACACTTGGCATGCAGTGTCTACTACTTATGATTGGGCAGGTAATGCATTACCACCTAATACGCCGTATAAAATAACGTTTCAACAAACGGTGAGCTAATGGCTAATGTATTTATGTCTGGTTTTGAGTGGAAGACAATGTATGAATTTGATTATTGGACTACAGGATATCAGCCAGCAATTCAATCTGATGTTGTGCATTCAGGTAATTATGCTTTAAAGATCTATAGTTCACCTGCAGGTGGAATTGGGATTGCCTTACACGGCAGTCAAAACGAATATTTTATTCAATATGCTTTTCGTACTGATGGGCAGTTTAGTGGCTTGGGTAGTGATTTATTTTATTGGTATGGTCAACAAGGTGATAGACGCCTCGGCAAGTTAAATATTTCGGAGTCTGGGCAGATTCGCGTTTATACTAGTACGTATGATACTCCATATGGTTTAGAGGCATTTACTATACGTGCAATGGGAAATGCAAGATTGAAGATTAACTTTTGGTATGTCATTGAAATGCATATCAAAGTGCATAATTCGTACGGGGTTATTTCAGTTCGCATAGATGGAGTACCAGATTGTGAGTATGTTGGCCCTACACTAGATACTGGTGATACTTATACAATTGATGCTTTGAAATGGTATCATTGGAGTATGTATCTCGATGATATTGTCGTTAATGATACAACGGGCAGTTTTAATAATACGTGGCCTGGATGTTTAAAGGTTGTTTTATTAAGACCTAACGATGATGGAAATAATTCAGATTGGACTCCATCACTTGAAGGACATAATTATGATTGTGTTAATGAAGTACCTTATGATCCAACTCAATATGTCTCTACACAAGGTCTCGATATTCGAGACACTTATGGAGTTGAAGATTTACCTTCTGAGGCTGGTGACGTTTTAGTTGTTCGTGGTGATGCGTGGGCTTTTAAAGATAGTGGTAGCGCCGCGCAAAATAGGAAACTAGCTTTTTCGGTTCAACCAACTTCAACGCCTTATGATTCTGCAGATCAAGACTTATTTTTATCGTATAACCTGACTAAATATGTTTTCGACTATAATCCTGAAACGATGGCAGTCTGGTCAAAGGAAGAGGTAAATAATCTTGTGGCGGGGATAAAGTCAAGAGCTTAATAGGAATACCCCTTGATTAATAATTTCTATGATGACTACAC